AAAAAAACATGACGATCACACATAAACTCAAAAGCATGCTTTGGCCATTTAAAAACTGCCAATAAATCATCATCCATAAAAACACAAAATCTCTTTTCCATCACAGCCGAATACCTCCTCGAAATATTGTTGGATTAATGTTAATCTTCTTGCTCCTTGCAGCAGTTCGCCGGAACACACGGGAATCCTTGCCTTTCTTCATCTTTTTTCGCATTTATAAGCTCCTTTCCAATTTTTTTAAACGCTCTTTTAAAGCGCGTTCTTCAACAGCCAACAACTCAATGTACGATAAATCGGTCTTTGACAACTTAGCTTTCCTTGCATCAATCGCCATACGCTTGCGAGCTTCTTTGATCTCCTTCATCTCATCAGGATGCTCAATATCAAATAAACGATCAAAATACTTTGGAGCTCTAAACTTTCTACCACCTTTCGGAGTTGAAATATTAATATACTCATACTCATAAATATCTGGATGATCTTCAAAATACTTAGCGGCGATTCCAGGCTTGCGAGACATTAACGTAAATTCACGTTCGATATTATGATCAATGTAAAACTGAGCGGCAGCACCGTTTAATTTCTTCATCACATATCGCGCAGTATACGCACAGGTCTCCCAGGTGACCTCAGCGGCCACAGCATAACCAAGAGGTCTCACCAAACCATCGTCATCTTTAACGCTCCAGGCGCGTTGCAGAGCCTCTGAATTATAGTAAGTAAAACCTTCCTTCGATTTTGACCACGGTTTCAAATCGTCTAAATGTAAACCAAATATGATCGCATGGTAATGAGGGCGAAATGTCTTAGAACCATATTCACCGGCCATAAAATAGCGTATCTTATCATCAGGAAACGCCTTACGTAACCGCTTCATAAATAACTGGAAATCTCTCTTAACCAAAGTCAACGAGGTTATTGCTTCACCTGTTTCCGGGTGACCATAATAAGACTTAGGTACATGAGCATCATCATATGTAAGCGTTACAAAGTAAGCTGAGTCATGATCCTGCAATTCCAACATACACCGGTTTGCCCATTGTCGAGAATAATCAAGACGACAACCTGTACACTGACCGCAAGGGATTTCTACAAAATCACGCACGATAAGATCAGACACACCAGAAAAATGAGAATCACGGCAGGCTATCCATTTACCACGATAAAACTCAACATGATCTACATCATACGAACAGACTTTTAAATCCATCTTACCGGCAGCAGTTTCACCAACAATAAAACCTTTCAATGGATGGTAACAAGCCATAAAAACACCTCTCTTTTAATAAATCATATATCTTTAAGAAAGTCAACAGTCAAAAAACGGTAATGTATCACTCGAAATAAGAAATTTCCAAACTTTCGCGGTGTCACTGGGGACAGTTAGATCAAGAAGCTAACTGTCCCCAGACCCTCGACGATAAAAGAACAGCCATTGAAACTATGGAAAACCCTTCGGGTTTACCACAGTTCCAACAGCACGTTCTTTTATTTGCATACCTTTTCAAATACACTCAGCGCGATCGCGCTCTCTACATTCTTTCTTTTTGAGAGAAGTATTAGAATTACTCTAATAGTTCAATGGCGATTCAGCCAACGGATAACTGCTACTATCAAAGCAACAACTGGAGCAGCAAATAAACCCAAAAACAAAAGCTGAAACAATAAACTAGCTATACCAGGATCCAAGAATAACACCTCACTTTACTTTCCTCCAAAACCAGAATTTCCAAATCCAAAACCTCGGATTAATGAAGAATAAGGATAATTAAACTGAGAACCAAAAACTTCATTACCTAAAGAAGTACCTAAACCATAAACACTTTCAGGATAATGCTTTTTAAGATACTCAGTAAATTTCTGCTGAGCGTCCTGCAACTCAGTCTTATTCTTATTGTTCTGATCTACGGCATAATTGGACGCAGCTTCCTGGAGATCCGCTGCATACTTCTTCATGGTATTATCGCGGACATTATTGGACGCGCTCGTCCGGGAGTTAATCTCGGCGACAATCTTCGATGTAGCAGAACTGATATCAGAGGCATACTGCTGGGCTTGCAAATGCACATCGGCAGCATACCGAGACGCCGAAGCACTGATACCAGCAACATCACGCGAAGCGGATGCCTGTATTCCAGAAATCTGGAGGGCATTACCTGCATTTAATTCACCAAGATATTTAGACATAGCATTATATTTTTCTGCAACAGCCAAATTGGTTTTAGCATTAATATTTGCCATATCCAAATTATTCTTAGCATTCAATACAGAGGATAACAACGTAACAAGGGCAGAGGTCTTGCTGGTATCCGTTTGACCCATAGCTCCGGAAGCTGTAGCGCCGGAGGTAACGGCAGCACCGTTACCTCCAGTAGCAGACAACACAGGGTTCAAACCAGCAGCTTGCAGATCGCGCACTTCACGCTGATGAGCCGTGTCTGACATCATCTTTTGCCAATCACGATTTTTAGCAGCTTCTTCCGCATTGAAGTCCATCATCTTTTGAGCCTGCTGGGCAGACCATTCATTGTTATAGTTTACACTATCCGACAGGGATTTGTCAAATGCAGAGACAGCCGAAGCCGAATTATTGACATTACGCAGCGTCTTACCAACCGGACTATTATACGCAGCACTCAAAGCACCTCGAACAGCCGGCGCAGCAGCTTTCATAACGCCAAGGGCAGAAACAGCCATAAGATCACCTCTTAGTGATGGTCAATAAGACCAGGGATGGAATACATAGGCATAGGCCGGGTGCAACGATTCTCGACGTAAATATCTGCAAACAACTGATTGCTGACGGACGACTGGACAGCAAGCACACGATCTACCGTGCTCTTATCCTCACGAATCCAGGAATCAGACAAAGAGGGAAGGGCACTATAATCATCCGCGAGATGCCACACATCAAGAGACTGCGCATAGGACGATCTCATTTCACCGGTCACACGGTTAGGCTTATAACGATAATCAGCCCACGCTTCCTGATAACCGAAGACCTCATCATCAGCAGCAGAGCCTTGAGCATAGATCTCCTTGTTATAAACTGCCTGCTCACCGATATTTGCAAAGACCGGCCAATAGTAATCAAAGCGGGACTTCCGGGAGAACATACGATCTAGACCTTGCTGATAAGTATGATCATAGCGAGCAACCATCAGTCCGAGAATAAAGCCATGCTCTGTGAAAGACTTGGTAAAATCACTATGGTTGTCCGTAGTAAGAGAGAGGCCGACCGGGTTACCTTGCGGGGTAGAGCCTTCGGTAGTAGCGGACTGCTGCACAATCTGATTGATATTAATAGGGATACGGTTACCGCCAAGGTACTCAGGACGCTGCAACCGGGCATCCGGGGAAGTAACACCGAAGTGCGTTTTTAGAATTTCAGTGTAGCGGGTACCGCCACGGGCATCTTTTTCGTAGAGCTTCTGGATCTGGAAGGCAAGGCGAAGCTGATTAATCGTAGCAGCAGAAGCAACACCAGACTGAACAGCCCAAAGATTATTAGGTACAACATAAGAACTAGAAGAAGCTAGAGAAGAAGCCTGCAAACCATCATTTACATGACGATATGTACCAGGCCAAGAAACAGAGCCATCTAATTCACTCCAACCCATATTATTAGCCGGAGAAGTAGACGAAAAAATATGAGTTTCAGACAAGGGTAAAACGGGCAAATTCGCAGCTTCAGCAACGGGAATCGTCACGTCCGGGCCTTTCTGGGGAGCAGGAAGGCAACTGGTAAAGTAGTCATGATACTTAGCAGCAACAAAGGGAAGACCGCCTTTTGCAACGTCTGTAATATAAGCGCCAGTGTTCACACCTGCCACTGTCGCATCATCCAGGGGCACAACAAGAGGATCAGAGAGATTCTCATCTCTGAACCACTCATTCATAATAAGAGCGTAGGCTCTAAAAGGCAGAGCGTTAACAGAGAGACCAGGCACGCCAGTAGGGATACCAAAATAATCAGCAACCGTACCGACTTTCCAGCCATCTGTTGCGGGAGATGTAATTTGAGGGATTTCATACTCCGTAGTAGGTAGCCAAGCACTTTCAGTATTTTCACCATTGAACTCCTTCCAATGATTCCATACAAGGCGGTTAGGAACAAAAAAGAAATACGTATCCAGATAGATATTATCCATCATGGGCGTTATCAGCGTCTGCAACCGAACTACCTTCGACGTTTTAACCTTGAAAGTATCGCCGGGAAGTACTTCATCAAGATAAAAGGGGATAACATCACCAACGTTAAAAGAAGTCTTAACGCTAGAAGAACGATCAAACTGACTGCGCCGAATATCGGCATTAGGCAGCAACGCAAAATGAGATTCAACATTACGATTCACTCTGCAACCTCCTCAACTTTTTCAACCTTCTCAACCTTTACAGGCTTTTCCTCATGTACTCCAAGCATCTTAAAGAAATCAGGACTATCCATAGCTGCCATGAACTCCGCGAAATTATGATGGAACCGCGCACGTACCTCTAAAGGAAGGGAATCGAAATATTGATGCCCGTCATTAACAGTATTGAGCAGATCAGCGTAAGAAGTAGGCAAGCCAGAAAAATCGCCATAAGCACCTTGTACACGAGAGAGGACATCTACTTCACCTCCCTGGAAGCGACGTAATAGAGTATTGATATTGACAGAATCAGCATGAGATTGGATATAATCATACAGATTTTCCTCACCTTTCTCTACTAACTCCATTTGGCCGTCATCATTAAAACGCGGAGCATAGAGCTTCTTAATACGAGAGCCAACATTACAGTGATAATGAGGCCGCTCATCAAACTGCGTACGAAATTTCATATTACACCTCCAAAGAAGATCCAGCTACAACAAGACGGGGAATACACGGAGTAATCACACCGGTTTCATTCTCATACTCGCCAATGCAAAACAAATCATAGTCCTTTGTGTGGGAATACATCAAAGAATCATGGTTCATAGATGCATGTCGGAAGTTTCTGACAGCCGATGCATCGTTCTGGTCAATAGCCGGAGACATGAATCCGGTATGTACATCTCGGATCGCGTAAATATTCATTTTCATTAAAACGGAGCCTCCTCATTATCCTCATCTTCATC